AACTAACCCACCTAACATATTCGGTGGATCAATAATTAAGATCGGTGGTGTTATTAGTCCTTACACAGTTACTGGTAACAACGGCATTTCATTAAGACTAACCAAGGTACAAATCATTGAACCAGTGTCACAGACAGGCAGTGGCCTCGATGGATTTGAGGCTGAGGATGATGGTTTTGTAGCTGAGGATTTTAACGATGAAAACACAACGATGGAAGAAGACGACAACGGTGCCTCGGCATACAATTTCTAGGGGTGCTTTGGTCAGAGGTTACAGGTCAGGGTTAGAGGATAATATCAGTGATCAAATTCGTAAGGCTAATTTAGTTGTCGAATACGAAACTGATAAAATCAAGTATACCCACCCACCTCGCCAAAGCACATACACACCTGACTTCAAGCTACCTAAGAAAGGTGGCTTTTTTTATATCGAGACTAAGGGTAGGTTCGTTACTGCCGACAGGCATAAACACCTGTTGATCAAGCAACAACATCCTGATCTCGATATCAGGTTTGTATTCTCTAATCAAAACTCAAAGATCTACAAAGGCTCAAAGACAACCTATGCAGACTTCTGCAAGGCAAATGGATTTATGTTTGCCCATAGGTTTATCCCTGAGGATTGGCTCAATGAGTGTCTACCACCACAAACAGGAATGCACGGTGAAGTTTTATAAAGGAGTGAACAATGGAGATGCACAAATCAACAGAGTTGAGGAAGGAACCCTGTCCTGACTGTGGCTCTTCAGATGCACTAGGAGTTTATGATGACGGTCACACACACTGTTACTCGTGTAATAAAACAACCCAACCCTATTTCAAAAAAGCTGATCTCAAGACAATACAGCCAAAGAGTAATACCTTCCAAAAAGAATTACTCAAGGGCGAAGTTAAAAGCCTCAGGCATAGAAAGCTAACAGAAGAGACTTGTAGAAAGTTTGGCTACCTATGCCACAAGGACTTAGAACTTGCTGTCTATAGAGACAAGGGTGGTAAGGCAGTAGCTCAGAAGGTTAGAGACAAGAACAAGAACTTTAGCATTGTTGGTGATGCCAGTAAGATGACACTTTACGGATCACATCTATGGTCTACAGGTAAGAAGTTAGTTATTGCAGAAGGTGAAATAGATGCGATGACTATCTCTCAGGTACAAGGCCATAAGTGGGCAACGGTATCCCTTCCAACTGGAGCAGCTTCGGCAGCCTCAAGCATCAAGAAGAACTGGGATTACATCAATAACTTTGATGAGATAATCTTAATGTTCGACATGGATGATGCAGGTCAAAAAGCAGTTCACATCGCAGCCGAGCTGTTACCAGTTGGTAAGGTTAAGATAGCCAATCTACCACATAAGGATGCAAACGAATGTCTTATGAAGGGTAAAGCTGATGAGATAATCACAGCCATCTTTCAGGCTAGGGCATTCCGTCCTGATGGTATCATTGGTTCAAGTGATCTTAAGGAAGACATGTTAGCCGACAACGACCAGTCAAACGTCAGCTATCCCTACCCTATACTAAATGAGATAACTAAGGGTCTAAGAACCTCAGAGCTTGTTACGGTATGTGCAGGTAGTGGTATCGGTAAGTCTACCCTAGTCAGGGAGATATCCTATAGCTTACAGCAGAACGGTCAGAAGATCGGTATGATTATGCTAGAGGAAAGTAACCGTAGAACCATGCTTGGTTTAGTCGGTATACATATGTCCAAGAACATTACCATTGACAGGTCTTGTGCTAGTGACGATGAGATTAGCACAGGCTACGAAAGCATGTTTAAGGACAAGCCTGAGATATTCTTATATGACCACTTTGGATCATCTGACGTAGAGTTAATATGTCAGCGTATCCAGTACATGGCTAAGGCATTAGACATCAAGTGGATCATACTAGACCACATCTCAATTCTGATATCAGGGATGGACAACGGTGATGAGCGTAAGATGATTGACCGTGCCATGACTAAGCTCAGGACATTAGTACAGGAGTTAGACATTGGTCTCATACTTGTGTCTCACCTCAGAAGGCCTGAGGGTGACAAAGGTCATGAAGACGGAGCCAAGGTTAGACTTGGTCAGCTTAGAGGCTCACATGCCATAGCTCAGTTGTCTGACATATGCCTGTCACTACAGGTTGATCCTGAAGACCCTGACGGTGACAGTCGCTTCATTCAGATACTTAAAAACAGATTCACTGGAGAAGTGGGTAATGCAGGTGGTGTCACATACAACCGTGATACAGGACGGCTACTACCTAAGGATCAAATATTTTAATCACATTAACTATAAGGAGAACACCATGTCAGGAAGGCAAGGTAAAAATCACTCATGGGTATTTCATCAGTTGGAACTATCCAAGATAACTAGGGAGCTGCAAAGCAGAAAAAACGTAGAGGTAGATCCATCAGAGGAAGTCTTTGAGGATGACCCAAGAGCAGCAAAAGAACAAGAGCCTATGTATAGAAGGAGTACTAATCGATGAACCATTTATCATTCGACTACTTTCAGCATGAGGCCAAGAAGTTTGCCATCTACAAGGAGAACCTCAGTGACGACAACAATGTCTTATACCCAGTGCTTGGATTACTATCAGAAAGTGGTGAGGTAGCTGACAAGTTCAAGAAGATTATGAGAGACACCAAGCTACCTCTAAGAAGCCTACCTATGGATAAGAAGGTAGAGATACAGAAGGAGCTAGGTGACTGCCTTTGGTACATAGCATTGATAGCTGATGAGCTAGACTTTGACTTATCAGAAGTAGCTGAAGGCAACTTAGATAAACTCACATCAAGAAGAAACAGATCCATGTTAAAAGGATCAGGCGATAATAGATGAGGCTAGTCTTTGATATTGAGACTGACGGCCTTCTAGACACATTAACTCAAATCCACTGCATAGTAATTAAAGACATCGACAGTAACGAAGTCTTTAGCTTTCCACCTGCTGACGTAGAGCAAGGCTTGGATATGTTACACAAAGCAGATCGCATCATTGGTCATAACATTATTAACTTTGACTTACCTGCCATCGAAAAGGTTTACCCTACATTCGAGACTAAGGCCAAGGTATCAGACACACTTGTCTTAAGTAGAGTTATTAAGGCTGACCAAACCAACAAGGATTTCTCCTCGCTAGTTCTCCCTCGGAAACTTAACGGATCTCATAGCCTAAAGGCTTGGGGTCTTCGCTTAGGTGTTCTGAAGGGAGAATTTGGTGAAACCACTGACTGGTCAAAATGGTCTGAGGATATGCAGAAGTATTGTGAACAGGATGTCGAAGTAACCCATAAACTTTGGATGCATTTAGCTCCTGAGAAGTGGTCAAAAGAGAGCATAACATTTGAACATCAGATAGCTGAAGTCTGTAATCGTATAGGCTCAGAAGGATGGTCGTTCAACGAAAAGAAAGCAGGTGATCTCTATTCTAAACTGGCTAAGAAGAGAGCCGATCTTGAGGTTGAACTTCAGACTTTGTTCGAGCCTTGGGAAGTGCATACTCCCTTTGTTCCGAAGGTCAACAACAAGAAACTGGGGTATGTCAAAGGCGAAGTCTTTACGAAAGTAAGGACAATCGACTTCAACCCCAATAGCAGAAAACACATACAGTTCTGCTTACAAGAAAAGTATAAGTGGAAGCCTAAGAAGTTTACTCCTTCAGGTGATGCACAGATTGACGAATCTATTTTGGCTGACCTTCCCTTCCCCGAAGCCAAAAAGTTGGCCTATATGTTTCTCCTCCAAAAACGTATAGGTCAACTTGCTGAAGGTTCACAGGCATGGCTCAGGCTATGCAAGGATGGTGTCATTCGTCATAACATAATTTCAGCAGGTACTGTGACATTGAGAGCAGCTCATAGGTATCCTAACCTAGCTCAGGTTCCCAGTAGTCAGGCCGAGTTTGGTAGGGAGTGCCGTGAGTTATTTACAGTTCCTGCTGATTGTTCCTTAGTCGGTGCAGACTTGTCAGGACTTGAGCTAAGGTGTTTAGCTCACTTCCTTGCATACTATGATGACGGTGAGTATGCCAAGGAGATCCTTAATGGCGACATCCACACGGCAAATCAAAAAGCAGCAGAGCTTGAGACAAGAGACCAAGCCAAGAAGTTTATCTACACTTTATTATATGGTGGTGGTGATCTTAAGGTTGGTCAGGTCTTAGGCAAAGGAGCTAAGGCAGGTAAGGAAACGAAGGAGAAGTTCTTCAAGGCTATGCCTTCCTTCTCCACTCTAAAGTCACAGGTTAATGAATCAGCACAGCGTGGCTACCTTATAGGACTGACTGGTGAGAAGGTTATCATTAGATCAGCTCATGCAGCTCTTAACACTCTACTGCAAAACACTGGATCCACTATCAGTAAGAAGTGGGTCATCTTAATCGATCAGGAACTCAGGAAACAAAAGCTAGATGCCAAGATCATAGCTTGGGTTCATGACGAAGTTCAAATCAAATGCAAGAAAGGTATAGAAGACCATGTCGGTGATATCACTAGAAGAATGGCGAAAGAAACAGGCGACTTCTTCAAATTCAAGATCCCAATCGCCTCGGAGTACACAGTCGGAACGAACTGGTCTGAAACTCACTAAGGCTGAGAGAGAACTAAACAGAAAAACAGAGGAGGCCATTAGTGGCCTCTGCTTTATTATATGGAATGCATGGACAAGGCCTTTTTCTACAAGAGGCACCATAGCAAGGCTTTACCCTGAACTGGTCGGTATATGTGCCAGTGAGGGATTAATCACAATGAAAATAGACGACATCTCATGGGGCAAACACTGGTTAGCCACAGACTTCGGTGTCAACTTTTTAAAGGAGAACGATAGTTATGATGGCATTAGTTGATGGAGACTTATATCTCTATAGAGTACTAGCAGCTACTGAGGATGAAACTGACTGGGGTGACGATGTATGGTCGTTAACCAGTGACTTGAAGTTAGCTAAGAAGAACTTTGATTCACTTATGAAGGACTATGTCGAGAAGTGTGGTGCCGACTGGTTTACCCTGTGTTTCTCAGATAAGGAGAACTTCAGGAAGAAGATCCACCCTGACTACAAGGCATCAAGACGTAAGATCCGTAAGCCAGTAGGCTATGCCTATATGATGGATTGGTGTCGTGACAACTACCGTACAGTCACGCTTCCTAAGTTAGAGGCTGACGATGTCATGGGTATCAAAAGCAACTCAACGACAATCATAGTCAGTGACGACAAGGACATGAAGACAATACCAACTAGGGTCTTCAGGCCTACTACTGGTGAAAGTCTAAACATAACCAAGGAAGAGGCCGACAAGAACTTCTTCATACAGGCATTAACTGGTGACGCTACTGACGGCTACAAAGGCCTGTCAGGTGTTGGCATAAAAAAGGCCGAGGCAATACTCGGTGCAAGGCCACACTGGGGAGCTGTTGAGGATGCATATGTCAAGGCAGGTTACACAAAGGAAGAGGCATTAACTCAGGCTAGGTTAGCTCGGATACTTAGAACCCAAGACTGGGATTACGAAAAGAGAGAGGTGAAGCTATGGACACCGTAAAGATCCACTTCTACTTCTTCTTCTTCAAGAGGTTCAACAAGATCTCTTCATTTTTCTACAACAAATACTGTCACCTACTCCACGAGCAACAGCGTAAACGTGGGTTCAAAAGACTATGAGACATATGGAGTACATGAAAGCTATGGCAAAGAAACATGAGCTAATAGAGAAGCCACCTCACTACGAGGCATTCACAATAGAACCAGTGAGTTTCATTATGAAAAACCAACTGTCCTTTTGGAAGGGCAACGTCATTAAGTACGTCATGAGAGCAGGTCTAAAGACCTACGACAATCAAGACAAAACACAATCAGAAATAACAGATCTTCAGAAGGCAATTAGATACTGCGAGATGAGGATCAATCAGCTAGAGGGAAGAGAACCAAATGCAGTCAAGTAATTATCTACCAACTTTATATCAGCAGTTTATACACCTGTCACGTTACTCACGATGGCTCCCTGAGGAAGGACGAAGGGAGAACTGGGGTGAGACTGTCGATAGATACTTTAAGTTTTTTAAGGAACACCTCATGGAGCAGCATAACTTTTCCTGTCCTCCTTCAGTTATGTCAGAACTCCATGAGGCCGTAATGAACCTGTCTGTCATGCCATCCATGAGATGCCTAATGACAGCAGGTGAGGCACTGAAGAAGGAAAACATCGCAGGGTATAACTGCAGCTATGTAGCCATCAACAGGCTACAGGCATTCGATGAGATCCTGTATGTATTGATGAACGGCACAGGTGTCGGCTTCAGTGTCGAAAGACAGAATGTAAACAAGCTACCAGTCATTGCTGAGAGCTTTTATGACAGCGACACAGTCATCACTGTAAGAGACAGTAAGCTAGGTTGGGCAAAGGCCTACAAGGAGCTTATAGGATTGTTATACATAGGTCAGATACCTAGATGGGATACAAGCCTTGTAAGACCTGCAGGGTCACCACTGAAGACATTCGGTGGTAGAGCATCAGGAGCTGCACCACTTGAAAACCTGTTTAACTTTACAGTACAGGTAATTAAGAATGCTAAAGGACGTAAGCTAAACTCAGTGGAGTGTCATGACATAGTATGTAAGATAGCTGAGGTTGTTGTCGTAGGTGGTGTCAGAAGATCAGCATTGATCAGCCTGTCAAACCTATCTGATGATAGAATGAGACACGCTAAGTCAGGTGAGTGGTGGAATGCTAACAAGCAAAGAGCCTTAGCTAATAACTCAGCAGTGTACAGTGAAAAGCCTGACATGGGTATCTTCATGAGTGAGTGGACATCCCTGTATGAATCAAAGTCAGGTGAACGTGGTATATTCAACAGGCAGTCAGCTAACAAGATGGCTGAGGCCTCAGGACGTAGGTCAGTAGATAACCATGAGTTTGGCACTAACCCATGCTCAGAGATCATACTAAGAGACCGTGAGTTCTGTAACTTATCAGAGGTAGTTGTACGTCCAAGTGACACTAAAGAGACACTACTGAAGAAGGTACGACTGGCTACTATCATAGGTACAATACAATCAACACTGACTAACTTTAAGTATGTCTCAAGTGAGTGGAAGAAGAACTGTGAAGAGGAACGACTACTTGGTGTGTCGTTAACTGGTATCATGGATAACGACTTGACTAACGGTAACTCAGATCAACTAGGACTGCTGCTGCAGGAGCTAAAGGCTGAGGCTGTAAAGACTAA